CTTGAACCAATTACAACAACAGCAGTATGTTCCTCTTTACGACTTGATAATGTTGTTGTCCACCATTGTCTTGTACTTTCTCTTGCACCAGGTTGCATAGTAGTTTGATGGTCTTCAATGTCGTCTGCAATAATTAAATCACAGTCACGAGATAATATCTTTCCACCTTTACCTACAGCAACCATAGTAGGTGACTTAATACCTGCAACTGTTCTAGTACCTACAGTAAATTGATTTTGTGACCAGTTTTTACCTGACCTGTTATCAGGTTTAAAGTTTGTACCAGGTGGACAGAAGTCTTGTTGTAATTCTTCATTAGTATCTAACACATCAAGCACCGCAGACAATGCATTCTTAGCTATGTCTTCGTTACCACCTACCCACATAATACGTATGTTAGGGTTTTTACATATCTGATATACAGCAAAGTGTATTAACAGTTCAGTCTTTCCATGTCGTGGGGGTGACAGTATCAATAATTCTTTACCATTATCTATAGAATCTATAATGTTATTAATCCAGTTCTCATGAAAGTCAGCGGTTTCGTAGTGTTTACCTAGTTCGGTTCTAAAATATTTGTGTCGGAAGTTCGAAAAATTTTCTAATGCAGCTTCAGCTTCGGTGGATAGTTCCCAGTCTTCTGCTGCTACTGCGTTTCTAGTATCAATCTTGTAGGCAGCGAGCATGCGACTGACAGTAGCAGAAGTGCAACCAAGGAGGGAAGCCGCATGTGCTACTGTCATATCGCCAGTTGCAACCTCGTCAGCTATACCTTCACTTACGAAAGCTCGGTAATACTGTCCTCGTCTAACGGAAGCGTAGTCGCCTTCGTCAGACTTACGTTCAATATTAATAGGTTTTATGTCATCTTGTGTGTTGTAATATTTATCTCTGGCAAATTGACGCTTTTGGCATGTACCTGAACAAAATTTTCGTTGTTTCCCTTTTAATTTTTTCCTGCAACCCTCTGCTATACAGATTACATTTTTTGGTGTATCTACCATTATTTAACTATCTTTCCTTAGATGTTTGTATAGTGAGAATTATATGCTATAGTTCAGTTAATTACAAACACTAAACTGTAGTATTTTGTAACAGGTAAAGCGGTGACCGGGACATCAAAAGCTGCTGACTGGTAATACAGTACACTAGAAAGACAAAGGCAGTACCCAAGAACACTAGAACAAGTTTAGTCAGCAACAATAAAGACTATGCCCGCTCACGCCCATTCTTACTGGGTTTCTACAGAAATTACCAGCATATTTTTTAGACCTTACGTACTATATACAGAACACTTAAGTTAACATATGCTAGTCATACAAGTATGACATATAGCATTCTCATACATAGCTATATATCCTAATTTGTAATCTAACATACATACAGTCCTTCCGACTTATGAAGTCGGACTGTATGTAGTTTGATTTCAAATAAAGAGATATATAGTTATTTAATATACCTATGTAGAGAAAGGAAATATATGTTAGAACAATGTCAACAAGACTTAATCTTTGATTACGAAGATAACCGATACTATTGCGAATGTGATTACTGTTGGTCATAATCAAATTATCTCTATCTGTCTTTCTGACTTATGAAGTCAGACAGATAGAGATTAATTAGAAAGGATAATTAAAATGCAAAGTAATTCTATAAACCTATTTGGTAAATTCAAACATAAAAGATGTGTAGTTTGTACATATCCTATTGTATTCGTTAAAGACTGTTGGATGAAAAAGTCTAAAAAGACAGGTAAAGTGTATATGTTAAATATACATTACTTTGGCGACTGCAAGGCTAAAGTTATAGCATCAGATGTTTCTGTATGGGATTGGCATAAGAAATCTCTAGTTAAATAAATATCGCAGAGTGTCCTTCCGACCTTTGGAGTCGGACACTCTACGATATATATTAATTTATATATCAAGCTATTAATACAAATAATAAGATAATGAAAGGAGTATATAATGGCAAAACAAGTACCTTATGAGGTAATCGATGCAATAACAGGAAGACAACTCACAGAATGGAGTGAGATGACACCGGTGCATTACTATAGTACAACAGCAAAAGGAGTGAAAACTTCTTTCTTACACTTGGATAAAACTCAACCACAAGTTGCAGAATTATTACAAGTAATTAGAAATGCACAAGCACAACTTTGGGATTTACATAACCAAAGTCCTACTTCATTACAAGGTAAGGATAAAGCAACAGAGAAAGTTGCTGCATCTGTCCAAGCTTCTATTCCAGTCATGGAGGATGAAGCACCACTATAAAATATAGTATATTTTATACTGCCTATACTTAATGTGTAGGCAGAATAAAGTATATAAATATATAAATAACTTTTTATATATTTTATACTTTGTTAAGTAAGTGTTGTGTAACAACTACAATACTATGAACGAAAGGAATATATGTTAGACATAACAAAAATCAATGAAGCTATAAATACACTCAGTACTTTGTTAGATAAGTATGAGATAACACAACTTGAACGAATGGTTGGACAAGGTGTTATTAAATTCTATGAAGACAAAGCAGAGAAAAATTATACTGCTGACTTGGCTACGTTAAACATTGATATGAATCTTAATGTTGACCAAGCTGATTACGAAGACATACCATTCTAAATAATATATAGTATTGTGTGTCCTTATTCCTTCGGGAGTCGGACACACAATATGAAAGGAACTATATGGATACAAAGAATACACAAAAAGTAATATCACAAATACTAGATACACTAGACGATATGCGACGACAAATAAAGTTGTTAAGTATTGTACAAATGACAATAGTAGAGAACCTAAGTGATAAAGACCGTAAGTTTATGGCTAAGTTTGTAGCTGCTACATTATCTGTTAAAGATATTCGTGACGACTTTACTGACTTTGTTATGAGTAACGACGATGTTAGTGACGCAGCTAAGGTATTTACTATGGATATAAATGAACACATTAATACAATATTAGAGGAGGAATAATATGCGTATGTATACAGACAGTGCAGATGCTATCAAAGCTTATGCAGAAGAAGTTAACTTTGACTTATCTAAATGTGATGAGGTAATTGAAATAGAGGAAAGCGATAAATCAAGAGGTGGTTTGCAGATTAAGTTTCCTAATTATCATAACAAACTTATGACAATTACAATACATCACACATGGACAGATTTGTTTGACATTACATTTCATACCAGTGATAAGGCGAACAAACAGTGAACGATGTTTTCTTTGTTGAACTATTAGATACATTTAATGCTTTAAAAATAGCAATGACTGGTGTTACTAAGGAAGAATGGAGAACACATTTAGGTTTAGAGGAGGAATAATGGATGACATTTATGTATATAAAGATATAGATAATAAAAGAAAAACTAATGACTTAAGTATTACATTTTATTTTCCAACAGATACACCATTAAAAGACGCAGTTGGTAAAGCTGAAGTTGAATTAATGAATGTATCTAAAGATATTGAATGGTCAATAGATATGTATACGATAAAAGATGAGGAGGAATAATGCCAACTTATAAAATACTTGTCAGATTTGATGCTGAAGATTGGGATGACGCTGTTAGCGTTGTAGAAAATATGTATATAAAAGATTGGATATCAGAAATGGAGGAAGAATAATGCCTAATTGGACAGACAATACAATAGAAATCAGTGGTACTGTAGAAGATGTTAATACTTTTATGGATACTATTACAAACAAAGTTACTGTTGACGGAGAACCAGAAGTTATGTACAACTTAACTGCTTGTTTTCCAACACCAAAAGAACTAAAGAATCTACATCAAGGTAGTCGTGAAATAGATGGCGTTAGATGTGACGCATGGTATGACGATGAAGATGGTATAAGACCATTGCTTGATATTACTAAGAACGAACTTATTGCTAAGTATGGTGTATACAAACCAATAGATTGGGAGTATAGATTTTGGGGAACTAAATGGGGAGATTGTAATACTGAATTATTATCAGACACAACATCCCAAGGTACAAGAGAACTTGTATTTACATTTGAATCTGCTTGGGGAGAACCATTTATGTTACTCAATGACATAGCTAATAAATATAACTTGACAATAGTTAATACTGTTCGTCACGAGTTTGAAGATGATACAGTTGTTACTGAGTATCCTTGGACACCAGAAGAAACACTAGATGTTTATCGTGACCATAGAAAAGTATTAGATACTAATCAAGAAATATTAAACAAGAAAACTAAAGAAAGTTTCAATGCAGAACCACTGTAATTGATAACGCAAAAGCTACTTACATTGCTAGTTTGTTTCCCCTTACTAGCCATTAGTCCAAAATGTAGGTAGCTTGTAGCACATGAGTAGTTCTTTACTCCGACTACTTGTGTGTTACAAGCTATCTATTGAAACTTAATATCCTATGGATGAATAAGTACAGAAATAGGTAGCCATAAGAGATAGACAGATAAAGAATAATATCATGCCCGATGTTCATACCTTTCTTTGTCTGTCTTCTCTTTTGCAATCCAGACAAAGAAAGGAAATGTATGGAAACATTAGACAAGTTAGATAGTTTAAGCTACAAACAATTGCGTTCAATTATATTGTGGACGTTAAACGATTTACATAACGCAGCTAATAACTACTCAGGACTTGACGAAAGAGTAAAAGGTTGGTGTGCAATGCTTGAAGAAGCTGTTCAACACCAAATAAATAAAGCATATAATTCTAATGTAGCAGGTGAACAAGAATGAATTACATTCAAGTTGACACAATACCTACAAAAGAATATCAAGTACAAGTTGCTTATTATAATATTGATAGTCATGATGATAAACCTACTTTTGTAGAACCAGATGTATGGTGTATTAATGTAGAAGCAACATCAAATGTTCATGCTATAGAAGAAGCTATGAAGATAGTTACTATTTGTCGTGCAGAAACTATGACAAGTTTCATGGGAGATGAACGTATACATAACGGTCAAACTAGTTTCACTATAGATGAAATAGAAAAAATAAGACAACATGCTGAAGACCATGGTGTATTTAAATCATGGTTGTTAGTAGAACCTACATCAATTCAATGTACTTTAAGAGCTGATGTAGATAAATTAAAAGATATGACAATTCGTAATTTAAATCAACAGATTGAAAATATATCTGATGAGGTAGAAGATTACTTAAAGGAAGGTGATAAGAATGCCTGAAGGTATATACCAAGCTAATCCACCTGAACCATATGAAAATAGGAAAGGTAAACAACCTACATTATTATCTAATGATGTAGTTAAAGTGTTGTTATCTTCACCTAACACATGGTTCAGAATTGCTGAGCGAAGCAAATGGATTAGTGGTGTTAAACAAAACATTGAGTCTATGACTCAGCGTAATATATCTCATCTTGCAGATAAAGGTAAGTTCGAGATACAACAAAGAAAAAATATAAACAGTAACAACATAGACATTTATTGTCGTTTTGTTACTACTAATAATGAGGAAGAATAGAAAGGAAAACAATGTCAGAAAATGATTGTTGGAAATTAGTATCATCTGTACTAGGAAAGTCACGTAGAGTTTTACTCTATGGTCCACCAGGTACAGGTAAAACATACAGTGCAGTAGCACAAAGCACACCATTAGATATGAATGGTGAACCAAACGTATACCAAATAACTATGACAGAAGATACAGCGTCAGCTAACTTGGAAGGTTTTTACAAACCAAGTAGTGACGGTGGATTTGAATGGCATGATGGTATTGCAATACAAGCATGGCGTAATGGTGGTAGATTGGTTATCAATGAGATAGACCATGCTTCACCAGATGCTATGACTTTCTTACACGCTATATTGGATGACCAAGACATAGCAATGTTGACACTAAACAATGACACAAAGGAAACAGTTAGACCAGCTGAAGGCTTTCAAGTCGTAGCTACTACTAACAGTCCACCTGAATCATTGCCACTTGCGTTAAAGGATAGATTCCCTGTAAAAATACATGTCGATACAATACATCCAAAAGCTATGGCACAATTCCCAGATGAATGGCACAGCGTTATCAATGATACAACTATGATTGATGACCCTGAAGAACGTATATCTGTACGTGCTTGGAAAGAATTCTTTGACTTACAAGAAAAAGGTTTCTCACCACAAGCTGCAGGTAAACTAGTATTCGGTTACAAATCTGAAGAATTAGTAGATGCTATTACATTAAGTAAAGCTAATGACTAAACCTAAAGCATATCCATATCCCCAGATTGTAACTGGGGAAGAATGGCATGTGCTAGAACCTACAGATTCAAACCCTGTACCTAGAACAGACAACTTAAACAAACAAATGTATGTTCCTATGGATAGGGAATGTGAAAGATGTGGTGTCAATCATAGTAGATTAATACGTAGACACGAGCTAGGTCATGCTAAATGGTCACCTAAAACTATGGGTAAACTAGCTAATGGTACTAGGTCAGATGCTGTAGAAGCTATGGAAGAAGTACGTATTAATTACAGATTAGGTATGGCTAAATTACCTATGGATGATTTCATAGAATGTCAAGATAAAATAAAACTTCATATAACAGATATGATGTTTCATGCATCAGTAGCTGATGTAATATTATATATAATATCTTCAGCTGCATTTCATGTAGATAAATCTTTTACAAAATCAATGGACTTTGTATTAGAAATATTACGTGAATGTATAACTAGTGATGACATATCAATATTGCGACAAGCTGAATTACAGTTTGCAAAGAATACTGCATTACAATTTATACGTACCATGACAAAACATAAGTGGAATCAATTGCCAAGCTATCGTAAGACACAAAAGCTAGCAGAAAAATTATCTGTTATTCTTAATGAATTTATAGATAAACCTAAACCTGAAGATGTTAAACCACAACAACAAACAGGTGGTGGTGAAGGTGAAAGCACTGAAGATAATAACGAATCTGATGGTGAAGCAGTAGGTCCTACTGTTGATGAGTTAGAACAGCGTATGCGTAAAAATTTAATAGAAGATATGACATATGCTAGTTCAAGAGGTATGGGTCGTTGGGGTGAAATGACTATACATACACCAGCTATGTCTGTAAATTTACAAGGTAGATTACAGAATGGTAGGTCATATCGTGCATCTGATTATGGTTACAATCCTAAGTATATTAGTAGGTATTGTATTGATAAGAAAATCTTTAAACAAAAACAACGTGTTAAAGGTGGAACAATACTTATAGATGCATCAGGTTCTATGAACTTTGATGGTAATGACATACTAGAAATTATGCAGTTATTACCTGCAGTTAACAT